GGTTGTTTTATTACTTAGCGTTGACCCTAGCATCCAATTACTTCTAGCGCGACCGCCAACGTAGCCGACCGGCTTGTATGGCGTTTGCCATTTTTCAGGATTACCCACCGGCGTCATTTTAATGATAGATGCAAACGTTTTTATGGCTGCCATGCGTACGGCGTTTTCTGCGTTCTTTTCTATCGCGGCCTTTTCTTTTTCAAGTGCTAACCTGAGTTGGTCGGCTAATTGATTAAGCTGTATTTTTTTAGCCACGACAAACGACCTTGTAGATTTGAACCGTGCCGGCGTGATTTACTTCGTCAATATCGACAATGGTATGACTGACACCGCCAAATGTGAGTAGGTCGGTATAATTTGGCGCAACGGCATTGTCTAAAATAATCATTTTATCGGTTGCTTTTATGCGTGTGCCGTCAATTAATTTGCTATCAACTTTGGTGACAACACCTTTAGCGGGTAATTGTGTTGTTGTTTCGCCTGTGGCTTTACCGGCAATTGGATCGAACGTGCCGCCCGTTTTACGCGTAACCGTCACGTAAAACGCATCACCCAACGACGATATAAGACTGGATGCGGTAGCCGATAAGTCCAAGGCCATTAGGTGCGTACCAGTTTATCGCTGTCTTTATACAACGGCTTTAAATGCACATTAACACGTTGCAAATTGACGTTTGAACGACTGCCACCTTTAAAATAAGTGACCTCTAGCACGTCGACCTTTTCGCTTTGTACGTTGTTCATTACTATGTTGTTTAATAATGATCCGCTTGTGTTATATGCGGCCGCTTCCATTTGCGCGTTTTTAATCGCGTCGGGTATAGTATCCGAATTGATAGACCAACCGTATAAATATACGTCGGTACGCGGGAAGAATGTTGATTGTGTGCTTGTGACTCGGTAGCCCTGGAACAAATCTTCTTTGCCTAGCAAGTAATTCATGCCGGTCAATAGGTCAATCTCACGCTGTGTGGCTGTAGGTGCGATTGTAAGGCCATTTAATGCCGCATACGCAACATAAGTCGCATCATCAACAAACGTGTTTGAATTTGCGACCTGTGAGCCGTCCTCGACAATTAAGGCCATTATTCTGCTGCTTTTTTAGCTTTGCGGGCAGGCTTAACTTCAACCAACGCACCGGTGTCAATTAATGACTGCACCACGTCTTTTTCAGCGTTGGCAACGCCATCAGCATCAAAATCTAAACCGTACGCGCGGCAGTTTTCTTTTTTGTCTTGCAATTGTACTTTCATGATCCGACCCTCGAATAAACATTATGTAGACCACTCGTGAGAATGGCCTATAAATACTTACGCAGTAAGTGAAGTAAGACGTGCTAAACCACGACGGTTGAAGTTTACAAAGTTGCTGTAAGACTTAACGCGTGTAATTGTTTCATCTTTAGATTCCGCAAGGCCAACCATGTCGACTTGAATACCAACTGGAACACCATCAGGATGGATCATAGACTGACCAATCTTTTGTGAACCGTCATCAAAACAACCCGCATAGATTGAAGTTAATGCGCCGCCGGTTAATGCTGCACCGTTAGCTGTTTCAGTTGAACCGATGTAATCGTTTTGGAAGATTGGGATGCCGTTATATACGTCAATGTTACGTGAACGACCGTTACCCATATCGAAAGCAATAGTTTCGTTAACACCACCTAATGCACGCACTAGTGAACGGTATTTACGGATTTGCGCGCCGTTAGCAAGCAAGTAATCAACCTCACCGTCTTTTGCCTTAACTAAGTCTAATAACTCGTCAAGTAATTCAAACGATAACGCTTGTGATGCAGCGGCAGTAGTGTACTGGCTTGCATCTGTTAACGAGTGATAAGAGTGAAGTTGTGGTGAAGTACCAGAACCGGTCGCCATGCCTTGCTGTAGTAAACGACCAACTGACTTAGCTTTTGAGCTAACTTCTGCCATAAGTTGATCAACACCACCTGATAATGATTGAGCCTGGACGAGACCATTCATTTCAGCGTCGCCGATAGTAGTTACCGCAGTATATGCAGTTTGTACCGCTGTGCTTGCTGCTTTAGCGGTGATTGTTCCACCAACTGCTAAATGCTGTGCATTGCCCAACGTATCTTCACGATTAACAAGAATCGCTTGACCCGCATAACCGGTGAACGGCATAACGTTGTAGATTGGGTTAGTTGTAATAATATCTTCAACGACACCTGAAACGATTTCGTTGTTAATAAACTTTTTTGCTTCTGCTAATGTTTGTGTAGCCATAGTTTTGACACCTTTAGTTGTTTAATTTCAAGGCATAAAAAATGCCATGATATGAGAAATATACCACGGCACGGCCGTTTTTATAAAATAAATTGTTAAAAACTCACTGAGTTAATAAGCTGATTGTATCACGTTTTATACGATTGTAAACTAGCCTAACAATTTTGCGTATGCGTTGCGGCGTGCTGTGCCGTCATTAACGCTATTATTGCTGTCGTTGCCTGTACCTTTACCGCCTGACGATGGTATTTTAAAAATATCAGGCTGACCCGCAACAAATTCGCTAATAGTCAAATTGCCGTTTGCACCGGTCAAGATATTATCGCCATCTTTTGCAATTACCTTGCCGTTGTCAATCGTAAATTTAGATTTGATTTGTGACAACACCGCGTCGTATGCCTCCGGTAATTTTATGCTCGCTGAATGCTTTAGCCGCTGCGCCCTCGATTTCATACTTGAAATAACGCTAGAATGCTGTGAGCTAACTTCATTTAATTGTTTGGTTAGATTGTCAAGTTTTGCTTGGTAATCTGAGCTAATGGCCTTTGTGCGTTCGGCAACTAATGTATCGAACTCGCCTTTTTCGATCAATTCCTTATCGCGTAACTTGCGTTCTTGTTCTTCAAGTTTGCGATACTTGTCCAGGTCAACGCCTTTGTACTGTTCCTGCTGCTTTAACAAATCAACGTTTGTCGCTCGGAACTCGTCAAGTTTTGATTTATCCGTTGCGCCCTCAACTTGTAGTTGATAACCGTCACCGGCTTGCGCGTAAAATGTTTGCTCGACTTCGTTTAGCTTTGCAAAACTTTCTTGATCTAATTTGAATTTTAACATTTATAAACCCTCTGGGTAGTTGTTGCCACGCTGTGGCGTTAGTTTAAATATCGGCTTTATCCCATGCCGTCGGGTACTTCGTTTTTAACTCGGCAAGCGTTAACGCTTGGCCTCTATCATTGACAAACTTATCCATAGTGATACCACCATCACGGAACAATTTTGCCTTGTCTTTACCTAATACGTCAACCTGGAACGCTTTAGATTGCTTTTTTAACCAATCGTTATAGTTTAAATCCGCTGACACCTGCCCGTCAATACTTGCACGCGTACCGCCTTGGTCTAATTTAGTCAACTTTTTACCGTCAACCTTTACGTCGCTTTTAAATAACGGCGCGGTGGTTGAACGACAATTATAATGTGCCGGTGGCAATGGCCCTTTACTGACTTTGTATACGTTACCATCACGCGCACGGCATACCGGCGATGTTCTACCGTCCAACGTTGAAACCCATTCATAATAGGGGATTAAATCGCTGTTATCGGTAAAGGTTTTGTTTCTTGCAACGCTTGACGTATGACTTAACGCAGTACGAACCATGCGCTCGGCATTTGTACGCGACACGTTTAATATGCCGTTTTTATAATTTTGCGACTTTGTACCGATAACATCACGCACTATTTCGGCGGTTGTCTTGCCCTCGTAAAAGCCCATTGATACAGCTGTCTTTAATTAAACGCGCTTGACCCTTACTAAATTCGCTTAATGTATCTTTTAACAACCGATTATTAAACGGCCTTGCTGCAACCGCTGCATTTAGCTGTGTTGGCGATGGTAGCACGGCGTTAAATATTTCAGGTTCGTCATTCAACAAATCAACGGTAAACAACGCTTCACTTTGTGCAAACATATCTATTTGCCCACTAAGCTCATCCGTAAACCCTGACAATTCTGCAAGGGCCATTTTTTCGGTGAACTCTAACAAGCGTTCGATTCTAGCCTGCGACGTGACGGTATTAGTTTTCGTTAGCTCAAGCCGTAACTTTTTAGCGATACGGTTTAAAAACGGAATCACCTTATCCGCCTGCCCATTATAATATTGCTCTAAATAATGGGCGTGCCGTGAATACACGTCGATAAAATTAGTCAAAGTCTACGCCTGTAGTTTCAATCCGGCCGGCTTCATCTTCTGCCGTGATTTTTGGCGGTAGTAGCTCGCCCTTTTCCAGTTGATACAAAAAGCTATTCAAGCTCATGCCGCCTGATTGCCATGTTTGCAATAATGCGGTTAATGCCTGCGGATCTAATTTCACGTCGATAAAATCACGGTTTATTGCAAATTCTATTTCGCTGATATTTAACCAATCTGTGATCAACATTAATATACTACGCATAGCAGAATCGACACTGTTGGCAATGATTGACAATGTAGCTGTTTCGCTGCTCGCATCAATACGCGCTGTTTCTGCTGCTTTAACACCACCGGCTTCATTGGTCAACATCTTTGCGCCAATGCTTGCCATCGTTGAAATATCATCATCAACGGCTGCCTTGATTGACGCTAGGCCTTGCCCTGTAAACTCTAACAACTCAACACGTGCGTCGCTATCGTCAATATGGTTGGCACTGCCTGCGCCGACTGTGATTTGTTTTTTATTACCGTCTTCATCTAACAACGAGCCAAACAAAAACATTGTCGGCAATGCGGCCCAATGTAGCCCGTGCCGGTGGTCTGTTGATAACAGATATTGGTCATGGTTGACGTTTGCCAGGTGAAGTAAAATTGGATCTGTATCTTTTATACCAGTTTTACCAACGCTTGCATAAACAAACGGGATAACCTGCAACGCTTCACCGCGATTGGTTGGCGTAGTTGTTTCGACAATAATATATTTTTTGCCTTTTTCACGCCATAGATTTTGGATATAATTGCCGTTTTCGTCAAACGTTAATTCCAAATATTCGGTCAACGTTTTTTGCACGTACTTATCATCTGGATCTGGAATTGTATATTGTTGCGATAATACAATATAGTCATTGCTAAAATTGACAATATTCTCACGCGTATAGCTTTTAGCGTATGGCGCGTCTGCGTATTCAATTAAATAGCCAATACCACCGGCCAATAATAGCTCGGTTATCATATCGCCAATAAACTCATTGGCTGACACACCTGCGCCGTTAAAATCATTTAGCAAGTATTCCGCACCAACTGGATCGAACATCGGCGGCCTGCGCATAATAGACCCTTTAATTGCTTTCGCCGTAGGTGACACGGCAGGCACTAAATAGCCGCGCGTCTTATAGCTTTCGTAGCCGTCCGGCGTTTGGCCACCAAGTTTGGGCAAATACTCCTCGCCCTTAGCTTTTACCGCGTCTGCACCGGCTGCAAAATCACGCACCCGCGTCACTTTTTTCATTGCGTCATGATAGCCTGAAAATACTGTATTGATTGGCATTATACGCCCCTATCTTACTTGTAAGACACGTCACTAATAGTAACAGTTGCATCCGTAAACACGGCTTTAATCTGACCGCCTGTGCTGCGAATAGAACGTATCACGCTATCAGTAAATAACATATCATCGCTGTTATTGAACGGCGTACCGGATACCAGGGAACGCGATAATTGTACGCTGCCTGAGTTGATCACCATGCTGATTTCATAAATGCCCTGCGGAAAATCTACCGCTACACCTGTCGTTAATACTTTGGCCATGTTAATTCTTCCTCGTTTGTAATATCTGGGTTGTATCTCGTTAATTTCATTAATTCTATTGCTGTTAACGCATCATCGTTAACCATTGCGCTAATAGTATCTATGGATGCTGCTGTGTCAAACGCTACCAGCTTTTTAGCCTGTTCAGCTTGTGACATATCAATGGTTTCTTCCTCATCCCACAACGGTCTTGTGAGCGTATCCTGCGCTTTGCTTACCGTGCTTGCCGAGGCAATAAAGCTCGCTACTGAGTATAGATTATCATCTGCATCTGCATACTTCAATTCTGTATACGTGTTGGCATCTGCTGCACTCAATCCTAACGCCATCGCTAGTTGATTAGCATTGGCGGTTAACTGTTCGGGTACTGCTACTGTGATTCTCATTAGAATCCTCCTGTTACTGATAGTGTCTTAAACATCACTAGTTACCTGACCGTTGAATATATCACAACGTGTTATTGTGTTTGTGAAATCTCCGGCACCAGAATTTGTCCAACCGCCTCTGTTTGCCGCTACAGCACTAGCAACACGCCCCACTGTTCCAGCGTCAGATCCACCAAGCATTGTGTGGTTAAAAACCTGAGAGTCTACAACAACGCCATTCACATATAGCACCGCATTGGTTGTGTCCGCAGACCATTCCACAATATAATCAGATTCTCCAACTGGTAAAGTGTACGTAGTTTCAGCTCTGCTTGCTGCTGTTCCAATAGCACTTCCATCTCCACATTGGAAGTATAGAACCCCGTTAAACACGTACAAGATTAAACCATAAGTTGTAGCTCCTGACTCCATCAATATTCCATTGTCAGTGTCAGATATTGTAGCATCAACCCTGACGCTGGCAGATGTTGTTGCTTTCAGTGCACCGTAACCCTGACCCCTAGTATCCCAAGATTCGCTAAGAGTCATTCCACTTGTAGCTGGTACAATTTGCCCTTGGTATCCACCTGTTACTGCGACTGTCCAACCACGAGTGTATAACGCATCTATTGCTGCCTCGCCTGTTGATGATGGCGCACTACCACCTGATTGGTTGAATGTACCATTACTTGTGCCATTGCTATTGATGCTTGTTAAAATACCATCAATACTAGATTGCGATAAGTTGGTGTTGTTGAATGCTAATGCAAAACCAGTCGCTAGGCAATTGTCAAACATGGTGGCAGGGAAGTTTGATAAGTTAGAACAGCCATCCCAAGCACGGGTAATACTAGTCGCACTGCTAAAATCTAGCAACGGGAAACTAGTTAAATTACTGCAAAATCTCCAAGCACGGAAGAAACTAGTACCACTTGATGTATCTATTAATGGGAAACTTGTAAAGTTATTACTAGACCAAGCCTCTCGAAAATTAGTACCACTACTAGTATCAAGTAAAGGGAAACTAGTTAGGTTGTTATTTTGCCAAGCACCTTGAAAATTAGTACCGCTGCTAACATCTAATAGTGGAAAACTAGTTAGGTTGTTATTGTACCAAGCATAACTAAAATTAGTACCACTGCTCGTATCTAATAACGGAAAGCTGGTTAGGTTATTGCTACGCCAAGCACTGATAAAACTAGTACCACTGCTAGTATCTATCATCGGGAACTCTGTAATATTCTTTTGACGCCAGTAGTTATTAAAATCAGT